CGATACCGTAAGGCGGATCAACGATCGCAAGATCGAAGAAGCCGTCCGGAAACTCTTTCATTCCCTGCATACAGTCCATGTTATACAGCTTGTTCAATTCAAGCATACGTTGTTCACCTTCTTTCTTTTTCTCCCCCCTCCGCCCCCCGCTGGGGGGAACGGGCTTAAAGGAATAAATCTATCGGCGATCCGGTGGGCTTCCTCGATCCGTGTTCTGAACCGATCCTTCACGATTGATTTTATATCCCCGCCGCCTTCCCGCTTTTATCACTCCCGCGCTTTCATTATCAAGGGCAAGCGGCTTCGCCGTGCTTCGCACCCTTGACAATGCGCGCGTTCGTGATCTCTGAAAAGCGGGCGACGGGGAATAAATAAAATCAATCTTCCGGAAGGAAAAGCGCTGGTCGTAAAACTTTACACATTTACAAGGCTTTTTATTGCGCCCCTTCGGGCGTTCCCGCTATTCGCGTTTCTTCCGGCGTTTCGGTTTCTCCGGTTCGCGTACATATTTATAATATATGTAGCCCCACTTCGTCGCGCGGGCTTCCACCAGCTTGTAACCCTTCGGCGCGATCGGTGCTTTCTTTTCCGTATACGTCCGAAGTGCAAGCGTCGGCGCTTCCTTCTCCGGCTGGCGAAGATTGCGCGTCGCCTTCCAACGGTGTCCGCCCTGTTCCGGTGTCCAATGGTTGAAGAGGTAATCCGCAAGCCCCGTGTAATCCTGCCCGTAGTCAACGCCGTTATAATAATTGTGTTCGCGCAAGTGCCGAATATGGATTACTGATCCGTCGTTCCACTTGCCGCTGATCGTTTCTTCCGGTATGCCGTCCGAAATCATGTGAAAATGAATTCGGTTCGTAGACTTGCCGCGTCCCATGTAAATAATGATCTTCGCGTCGGGACAAGCCCTTTGAAGCCGCCGGAAGTAATTGTCGCGTATTCTGCGCGCTTCGCTGAATGTATGAACTTCGCTGTCGTCGTCGAACGTCAGCGTACTATATAAGGAAAGCGGCGAAAAGTTTTCATTAACCAGCCGCTGGTGTTTCCGCTTTGATATGCCGATCCGGTGTTGCGCGCGCTCTTCGTCGTCCTTGAAGCGCGGTCGCGGTTCAGCTTTCTTGATGTTCGCTCGATCGGATACGGTGTAAACTTCCTGTTCACATACAACGCCCGAAAAAATACGTCTTTTAACCCTCTGCATAATCCCGCCGCCCTTCCTTGACAAAAGCGCCGTAAAATGCTATAATTTCAGTATTGAATAGCTCCTTTTACAGCTATGTAAGAGGAAAAGAGAACGTCCGGAACGTCGCAACCGGACGTTCTCTTTTTTTGTTTTGTCAGCCGTTATTAAATCCTGCGCCCTGCTCGAAGTCGGCGCACCGTTCTTCTTCACAAGGCTTGAAGCGCATTCCGTCCGCGCACCCGACGCAAGGGAACGGGCGTACCCCGTCCGGAAGCGCGCCTTCGCGCAAGTGAACGCATTGTTCCAGCTTCGCGCATTGATCGCACCAGCACTTCCTGCAATCGCCGATCAGCGTTTTTTCAACCGGACGTTTCAAGCCTTCTTCGGCTTCCTGCGCGTCGTGTTTTTCCTGCATTTCCCGCGCCGCCTGTTCGATCGTGTAATCTTCAACGCCTTCTAAAATGCCCCGAAAGAATGGCGCGAACGCGTAGCCGATCCCCACCCCTGCGCGCAAAAGCAATTCATTGTTCCCGCCGCCCCTCCGAAGCGCTCTGAAAAGCACGTTCAAAACGATGTAGACGATCACAACGGAAGCGGCGACGCAAGCAACGCCGCAAAGCATATAAAAGGCGTTCACCATGAATTGATACATTGTCATTCGTCAGCCCTCCCGAAAACCTCTTCCGCGTCGATGTCCCACGCGGCGGCAATATGCTTCATCATATCGACGGCTTCGGCGCGCTTCTTCTGTTCCTCTGCGTTCTCGCCGTTTAAGTACGATACCAAGATTTCAGATTTGAGATTGCAAAGCGGGCGAACGCCACTGCTGCCGATGTACGCGCCGTAGTACAAAGAGCCGTCCGAATCGACGTAGCGGACGTAAGTATTTATCGGGCTGTCCGGTGTAGCCGTCCACCACCAACGATCCGGAAGCGCCGGAATGTTGCCGCGCAAAAGGCGGTATTCCTCGCAAGTGATAAGCCCGATCCGGACGCGATCGCCGCCGTAATTCTTCAAGCCGTCGTCGGCGGTCAAGTCGATGTTGAAATGCTCGAACATTTCTTCCGGCGCGCCCGCCTTAATCAGACGGCGCAAGAATTCGCCGTTCAGATAGGCGCGAAGGGAAGAAGCGGCAAAGTCGTTCTTGTTCCCTTCATCGAAGGCGCGTTCCTCGACGCAATCGGAAGCAATGCACTTCACCCAATCCGCGCCCGTCTGAATGACCGTCCAAGCGATCCCGCCCATTGTGAATTCCTGTTTCGGCTCGAAGCCGTGTTTGTTCTCTTTCATATTGAATAGCTCCTTTCCTGCGGCGCTGTCTGCGCCCGCTCGTTGAATAAGTCTGTTGATATACCAAACCGCCTTTTGCAAGTCCTCTTCACCGTTTTTCAGCTTCCAGCGCCACAAATACTTGATCGCGTTCGCTGTGCAAAAGGCTTCGATACCTTGAAGCCCGCTTGTCGCGGCTTCCAGCGCGTCGATACACTCAATCCCGCCCGCGTTATAGTGCGGCGGGTGGTTCACCCGCTCCGCCCATGATTAACACTTCTTGCCGCCGTGCCGATACGGGCGGCTTTTGTTGTATTCGTGCTTCTGTGAGATCGCCGCGTCAATGTCGATCCCTGCGTATCCGCAATAATCAAGAACGCGAATAATCACGTCCGCAAGCTCCGTCGGGATACCTTCGGGCTTGCCGTTGTCGCTGAAATAGATTTCCGTTGCGCCGTGTCCGTTGCGGTATTCCTCCAGCGCTTCGGATACCTCCGAATGAACGAGCGCTAAAACCTCCGGAAAACCGCGTTCTTCGTCCCACCAGCCGTGCGCGACGGCGTTTTCGTGAATTTCCTTCGCAACCTCGTTAATTCCTGTCATTGTCTTTTGCCCTCTCCTTCAATTCTTTTTCGGCGTTGTCGTCGGCTTCTGCCGTTCGGCAATCGCATTTTTCGCCGCTGTCAAGATGTGCGCCGCAAAGCGGGCATTCCTTGTATGGTGTCGCCATGTTGTTCTCCTTCTTGATAATCAGCCGCCGGAAGCCATCAGCGCATAGCGTCAAGCCGTGTTCCTTCACGTATTCCCGCCGCCGTGCGGCTTCTGTCGCTTCCCAGCCGCAAGAAGCGCATTCCGAAGGCTTGCATTTCTGCGCCTTCTCCGGATCAATGCCCAGCAAGCACTTCAAGGGCGGCTTTTCCTGTCGGTTATTCATTCTTCACCCGCTTTCCGCACGAAGGGCAATAATTGAGCGGGAAGCCCTTGCCGTCCTTCATGTAATCCGTTGTCCGTCCGCATTTGCGCCCGTTTACTACTGCGTAGGAAACAAGCGCGGCGGATAAAGCCATTCCGAACCCTGCGGGCTTGCTGTGGTGTTCTTCAATGAACCGTTGAAGCGCGATCGCTTCGCAAAACGGGCATTTCTTTTTATCGCTCATTCCTTCACCCGCTCCCCGTTATAGATAACTACCATTGACGGGAAGGGCGCGGGATCGGCGGCGTTTCCGTCGTCGTCCGTGAACCGTAGCCGCCCGCGCACGAAGCGGATTTCCGCTTTCCCGTAAATGTAATCGTGAAAATATGCCGTGTCTGTCCGCGCTGGGATAAGTAAAACAATCGGATACCCCCCCGCGCTTCCTCGAAAGCCTTTTGAACCCACTTGCCGATCTCGCGTCCGTAAGGCGGATTGCAGAATACCGCGCCGCCGCGATCCCAGCTTTGTGAAAGCCCGTCCGTTTCCGGCGTGTAATACAAAGAGCATTTCGCCGTCTTGTCGGTCGCCGCCGGATCAAGCACGAAGCCGAATTCGGCGTTCAGTCTGTCGAAGAAGTCTTGCGGCGTACACCAGCACATATTTTTAGAGGATAGAAGCGCCGCGTTCATTCGTCCGCCACCTCGCTTTCCTCGACAACCTCGCCCGTGTCCGGATCAACGTTCAAGGAACATTGTTCCGGTTCTGTGAATGTGAAGCGGTCGCGGGCTTCGCGCTCCCTGCGTTCCTTTTCGGAAAGGGAAAATTCGCATTCCCGCGTTAAGTCCTGCAAGCTCTCCACGAACTGCTGATTGATAACGTCATACGGCATAATCACCGCTTGAAGCAGGAAGCCCGCCTTCGCGACGATGTAGGGCGTTCCCTCCGCCGTGCGGCGTTCGTAAAGCTCCAGTACGTCCAGCACGTCAGCAACGGGCGAAAGATAGCGGCTTTCGATGAATACCAGCCCGCGCGTTGTGCGGATCGGCTTCAAGGTTCGTCCGGAATAGATGATCGAAATTCCTTCCCGCTCGACGTGTCTTTCCGTTTCGTCTGTATCCTCGAAGCTGATACCCGCCGGAACGCCCAGCGTTTTCACGAAGTAATTATCGCGGTCTTTCTCCGGAACGTCGAAGATCGTTAAAAGGCTTTCTTTGTCAAGCTGGGGAAGCCCGACAACCGGATAAACCGCCGATCCGTCGCCGATGTACTGCGTTAATATGTCGCCGTCGTTGCTGTACCGCTCGAAGATTGCAATATTCTTGTTCTTCTTGCAGATAGCGGCGATACTTTTAATCTTCATCTTCGCACCCCCACTTGATAGCCTGTCCGCATTGCCCGCAAAAAGCGTTTTCGTTTTCGTCTGCGTTGTGCAGATATTCACCGCTTCCGCAATTCGGACAAGCCAGAACGCCTTTGTCCCCGTCCGGATACGGTGAAGCGGGAATGTTGAGCGCGTCCGCGTCGTGCCGTTCCGCATTGTCCGAAATGTCAACGCGGGGAACGCGGATCGCCAGCGCGATTTGGCAACCGCAAATCGGGCAATCAACCGCCGAAAAGCGCGTCGGCGCTTTCGTCAGCATATCCGCCATAGAACGCGGTTCTTCCGCCGTGTAGATGTTTTCCCGCTCCGGTGTGAAGCGATAGCCGCAAACGCGGCATTCTGTCTTTTTCTTGCTGAACATAATTGAATAGCTCCTTTCGTGTGATTTAATATTTACCGTAGACGCGGACGGCGGTTTTCCCGCCATGCGTCGCCGCCGATACGATAGCCGAAGGCATAAAGGAAACGCGCAAGAAGTCCCGTGCGGCGCGCTTCGCAAGCCGCCATGTAATCAACTTCGCGTTCGGCTCTTCCTCCGCCGTGTCGTCGATCGGATATTCGCAAATAAGCACGGTGTTTCCGAACGGGCGACGCGCCGGACGTTCCTTCATAAACTCTTTGTTCCCTTCCTTGCACTTGATAATTTCAAGCGCCTTCGGGAACTGCCAGCCGCTTTTGTTTTCCTTCATCGTGTGCCGCTCCTTTCAATCTGTGTACGGGCTTTCAAGCGTCCAGCCGAAGCAATCCGTACTTTTCCATTCCGTTGTGAAGTGATTGCGCCGCCCGTCGCCCGTGAAGAAGCAGTATTCCGCCGGAAGCACCCGCCCGACGTTTTCTTCGCCGTCCCGCTCCGCGCGGTATCGTGTCAGCACGTCCGCCGCAAGAAGGGCGAATTCCTCTTTCACGGGATATTCGGGATCGTAGCCGCTGAACTGATAGGGCGCTTCGATAACCTCCAGCACCGTGTCGGGGAAGCGCGGATCGTCAACGCGGTTCAGAACGCACCATACAACCGCCGCTTGCTCCGTCGTAGAAGGAACGATCCCCGCTTCGCCGTAGATCAGCTTTGCAAGGGCTTCAACCTCCGCCGCGTTCGGCACATATCCCGCCACCGTCCCGCTCGAAGGAAGAAGAACGGCGGTCGGCTGGTGTACCTCTTCAAGCGTTCCGGCGGTCGTATCCTTCGGCTTGTCCGCCTCACCGCTCCCGCTCCACGGCATAAGCGCCGCAAGAAGGGCGGCGACGGTCAGCAACGCAACCGTAAGGGCGACGCGACGGCGAAGCATTGCCCGCCGCCGTCGTTGTGCCTGTATCCGCCGGGGCTTGTGTGCGCTGGCTGTCTGCTCGACTATGTAACCGCAAGGCACTTCGCAAATAAACTTCCCGTCCGCGTCTTGCAGGACGGCAAGCGCCCTGCGCGCCCGATCCGCCGTCATTGTGCCACCTCCGCCGCCGGAAGGGAAAGCCACCATTCCGGATTGTTCCGGAACTGCTCATTCGCGCAAGCGTCGCAACTGTCCGCGCCGCACTCTACGCAAAAGCGTTCTTGAAATGCGCCGTCCCACGGCGCTTCTATGACCGGAAGGGAACGAAGGAAGCCCGCCAGCGTGGGCTTGTCCTTTGTGATAGCGTCAAATACCGAAGTGAACTGCCGAACGTTCAAAACTTCGTCGCCGATAATGCACCCGTTCGCGATCCGCTCTTTGATGAACTCGACGCACGGCATTTCCTCCGAAACGCGAAGATCATTGAACCGCGCTTGCGCTTCGTCGAAGCTGTCGAAGGTAACGGCGTTTGCGACGGACGCTTCGCCGTCGTATTCCCATAAACGGATTTTGTATCGTGTTGTACTCATTCCGAATAGCTCCTTTCCCGCGTTACTCTTCAATGCCGATGTAAAGCACGTTTTCATCGGCGCGAAGCTCCGTGATCTTGCAATATGCGTATTTGTTCATTTCGTCGTGCGCGAAGTGCTTATACAAGCCCCTGTAAATGTCCCGCTTCTGATAGCCGCATTCCCGAACGTAGATATACACGTTCGTAAATCCGCTAATTACGTAGCCGATCGTTTGAAGCGCCACGTTGTTTGCGATCCTCTTCATTTTCATATTGAATAGCTCCTTTCGTATTTCAGCAATTCGCGCCGCGTCGGTTTCCTCTGCGCCGGAAATTCTCTTGCACCGTCGCTTGTGCAAGATCGGCGCTGTACTTCGGGCGGGCGTAGCCGTCAAACTCTCCCGTATAGCCACGCTTCAACTCTTCGTAGATAGCGGCGGCGCTCCTTTTCAGACGGGCGGCAATGTCAACAACGCGTTCACCCTCTGCATACATTCTTTCGATCTCGCGGCGCTGTTCCAGCGTCAAATAACTGTATCCGTTCAATGTTTTAACCTCCTTCCGCCTGCCTTCGGATAAAAAAATAATGCAGGAAAAACCGTAACGGTTTCTTCTGCATTTAATGATACTCTCAACAAATTCACACTTTTCAGCAAATATGACTTGCCCTTTTGAAAAAATCTTGCTATAATACGCTCGAAGTCATGTCCATGATATGATTTCAAAAAATTGTAAGGAAGGTTTGCACTATGAAGAAGTTCTTTGCTCTTCTTCTCTCCCTGGCTATGGTCCTCGCGCTCGTAGCCTGCGGTCAGAAGGACCCCACCCCCGACACGCCCGATACGCCCGACGATCCCCAGACTAAGGTCGAGTACAAGGTCGCCATGATCACCGACTACGGCGACATCACCGACCAGTCCTTCAACCAGACCACCTATGAGGCCTGCAAGGCGTTTGCCGAGGACAACAGCATCGAGTTCAGCTACTTCAAGCCCGCCGGCGATAACACCGCCGACCGTGTCGCCATGATCGAAAAGGCCGTTGACGAAGGCTTCAACGTCATCGTCATGCCCGGCTATGCCTTCGGCGGCGCCATCGTTGAGGCCGCTCCCGAGTTCCCCGATGTGAAGTTCATCGCGCTCGACGTCGCCGCCGGCGATCTGCTCGAGACCGCCGTTGCCAAGGCCGGCGAGAGCTACGACTACACCCCCGAGAATTGGGACCTCAACAAGTACGTTGACATGAGCAACGTCTACTGCGCGGTTTATCAGGAAGAGCTCTGCGGCTACATGGCGGGCTACGCTGCCGTGAAGCTCGGCTACAAGAACCTCGGCTTCCTCGGCGGCATGGCCGTTCCCGCGGTCGTCCGTTACGGCTACGGCTTCGTGCAGGGCGTTGACGCCGCTGCGGCCGACATGGGTCTCACCGATGTCAAGGTCAACTACATTTACGGCGGTCAGTTCTTCGGCGACGCCGA